CCTATGATGTCGGCCACGTTGGCCACGCCAGGATACGAAATCGGTTTCGCGGGCGCCAATTGGTCGAGGCCGAGTGACACGGATTGCACGTATAGACACACATCGGGGGCGTTAGAGTAGTCGGGGCCGGCTTGAATGATTTGGCCCGAGAACACGAACGAAAACCCATTGCCACTGTCGGCCTCAATTTGTACGATGTTCCGCGTGTACTGCGGCTTACCGACGAGCACTTGCACTACGGCCAATGCGTTCATATCTTGCTGCGCCATGCCGTAGATTCTAAGCGATGCCTCGGGGAACGCCGGCAGGCCCGCGCCCTTAATCACGGCGGACATGCGCAGTCCTGACACCTGTAGCTGATTTGCGGTAGTACCGGGAAAAACCGCGTTGGAATTGGACAGGGTAAAAGTCACTCTGAGATTCTTAACCGTATATAGCGTATTCATGCGATGTTCCCGGGAACTTTGCTTAAATACGCTAGTGCCTTTGCGACGCCCTCGGCATTGTCCCCTAGCATCCCGATACCCATATTACAAAACGAACAAAGCCATCCGCGGATAGCGCCCGTTTTCTTATCGTGATCCCATGCTAGGCTACGCCCCTTAATCGGTTCAGGCAGCCCGCAGCATTGGCACGCGCCGGCATGCGCTAAATCATCGGCCACGTAGTCGCATACAAGCGACGGTGCTAGCCCTTTTTTGTGCGCCTTGAGTAAAGCGACGCGCTTTTTGCTGCATGTTTTGCAATGGTGGTGCCGCCCCGCGTGATAGGCGCCTTTAAAGCGACGGCCGCTATTACGATAGAATTCGTCTACCGATTTAGCTGCACCGCATTTCGTGCATTTTTTCTTAGAGGCTGGCAAGGTCCGACGCCTCAAGGTAAAGCAACACGAATTGCGCGCCAAGGCCCGTGTAATACGGCGGCGATCCGTTGAACGTGGGCGGCCCGCCCTGCGTCGCGGCTGTGTCCAAAAACATAAAATCGCCGACCACGCCCAAGTACTGCCGATCGAGTAGCAGCCGCGTGCGGTCGAGGCAACGGGCCGTGTTGATAATCGGCACGCCGCCCACAATCAAATCAAAAAATAGCCCGGCTGCGACCCCGTACTCATCGACTATCGGTTGCTTTTGGTATACGGCAATTTGGCAACTCTGCCCGTCGAGAACGATGCTTAGAGTTTGCGATGCTACGGCACTCAAGGGTATTTGCAGCATGGGGCTTAACCTGTCGGCACGGGCGGCGTAATGGCCGCCAGCGCTGATTTCTGTACGGCCGTCGTCGGCGTCTGCGGGTTGTTCAAACCCTGATTCGTGGCCGGCAACGCGCTAGGCTCACGCGCGGCGGGCGTAGCTCCTGACGTAGTGCTGTATTGCGCCACGCCCGAGGGAATCTCAGTGAAAAATAATTCAACGTCGATATAGTTTGCGCTACCGACGCCGCGGCGCGAGAGCTCGGCCCGGGTCGCGCTGACGTTGACGTAGGATTTCTCGGGCGTCCGGATCGTGTACAGATTGATATTCTTTTGGTCAATCACGGCGTCGACTTGCTGCAAGAATTTTATGCGCTCGGCCAACCCGTCGCCGTTCGCACTGCCCTTGCTCAGAATAACCGATGTTTCATTGGGTAGCCCGACGCGATTGTACGTGCTGAACTGCCCTTGCTGTATCGGGAAATTCGGAACGCGATTTTCTTTGCGCCAGTCGAAACCCTGCACACTGTCGGCGTTTATCACGAGGTTGTTGTTATCGTCGAATACGCCCCATACGGGCGCCGCCTGCGTGGCGTGCCATAGGACGTCAGGATTTGCCGCGAACCCGAGGGCGGGCGGCGCAGCGGCCTCGATAAGTAACGACCGGGCCAATTGCGGGACGCCAGGTAGCGACGCCACATTGGGGAACAACGGTATGGCCACGGTAATCGGAATCCCAAGCCCGGCGCCCCATCCCTGCGTAATCAGTGCAACACTCATGATTGACCCGTATCGGCCTGCGTGACCGAGAACTTACGTTGGATCGCTGCCGGCACTTGATCGGCCACGGCCCGCGCGTCGGCGTTTTGTGAGCTAACGTTCATAGTTCCAATTGATACCGTTGTCGAGGCGCCGGCCGCGGGCGTCGCGGTATTCTTGGCCGCCGGCCCGGATTCGTGCGTAGATATCGCACGTGCCAATTGCTTGATATCGGCCTCGGTCAATTCATTCTTGCCGAGCCGCTTGCGGACATCGGCGATATACGCCGGGATGTCGTTGTGCACGGTGTCGCCGCCCTCATACGCGTTTATGATGGCGTCGACCGTTTTAAGGCCGCGCTGCATCTTGATGCGTAGATCGTTCTCAAGGGCTGCGGCGCCCTCCTCGGGCGTGGCATAACGGCGTTCGTTGCCGTTTTTGTCGAGGATGTTTCCCGGGTTGTTGAACCGTGCCGCTTTGCTGCCCGGCGGGGGCACGTATCGCCCCGTGGTGTCAGCGGACGGGACCACGCCGGGCGTCGCCCCGGTACGCGCGGCCGAGGCCGCTGCGGCTGTCGTGGTGCTCTTGCCCGGGTCGAGTAGGTCAAGCCCTTTGCCGTATAGCTTGAACATGAAACTAAAATACTTGCCGAGGGCTGAGTCGTTCACGACCTTAGCCCAGTAGTTGATGCTATCGCCGAGAGCACCAAATATCCGGCCAATAACACGCATCGTTTCGGCTATCGTGTCGAGGCCGCCCGTCTGCTTGAACTCATCCATCAAATCCGACGCCGCGGCGAATGCGCCCTTAATCGCCGGCGTGACCGATGATAGAATTTTTTGGCCGGCGGCCTCAATCTGCGTGCCGACGTTGCGCCAATATTCCTGTAGCTCCTGCGCCTTGGCCGCGCTGTCGTCAGTCACGTTGTTGTTGCGCTCAGCGAGCCGCAATTGATCGTCGCGCAACGCCTTGGATTGCGTCAGGTAGTTTATTTCCCCCTGCGTGATGCCCGCCTGCTTGAGCGCGAAGTTCTGATACTGCCGGCCATAGACGGCCGTTTTGTCGGCAAGCTCCTCAAATATCTCGCCCTGATTTCGTAGCTGCCCGTTCGAATCCTTGAGATTGATGCCGTACTGTACGAGCGTGTTTATCAGCGGCGAGCGTTCACCCGTGACGAAAAACTTTTGCGCGTCATTGGTCAGTTCGGTGAATGCAGCCTGTACGTCGCTGGCGTCGCTACCGGCGAGCTTAGCCGCGTTGCCCCATTTGTTAAGCTCGTGGGCGCCCATGCCGATATTGGCGGCCGTGCGGCCGAGGGCAGCCTCGCCGCTGTTCAGGTTGCCGAGGAACTTGGTAAACCCTGACACCGACTCGAAACCGAGGAATAACCCCGCGATCGTGCGGCCGACTTCCGCAAGCGATTTCGTGATTGCATCGGCCGATTCTTTCGCTTTGCGCGCAGTTTCGCCCGTCTCTTTTTCGGCAGTCTCGCGGCCCTTTTTGAAATTGGACGCATCGAGGCCGAGGAGAACGACAAGGGAGTCAATTACGGTAGATGCCATTTATTCGGCCTGAGCTAACACGCGTCGGTTGTATCCGTCCACGCTGATAACCTCAGCCAAATTAAATAGGTCGCGCACGCCATATACCGACTGCAATTCATATAGCGTGGCTTTACCGGCAGATATTACCACGCCGACCATCGGGGGTAAATTCACGTAATCAATCAGGCCGCTCTTACGCGCCGCCGGCAGCGGCCCGTACTCGGGCGTTAGGCGGCCACGGTAAAACCAGTATGAAGTTTCACGAGGGCCAATTGCAGCGTCAGGAACGTCTTGATTTCCTCGACCACGCAATTAGGGCCCGGCCGGATCGGCTGTAGCGGATGTTTCGGGTCGTGTTGATATGCCGCCTGCGCAAGCATCTCGTCGAGGAGCGGCTTTAGGGCCGCGTGAGGGGCTTGCAGCAAGGCTGTGACGCCGAACCCTGCCAGTCCCGCCCATCCCGTCTGTAGGGCGCCATCCGGCAGCGTAACGCCCGAGGCCGCCAGCGCGAGGAGGGCCCGTAGCGCCCAATCCTGCCCCGTGTAGGCGTCCATTTCCGTGAGGACGAAAGTTTTGCCGTTGTCCCGCTCCCCGTGAGCATCGGAACGCACGCCCGGAATCGTCAGTTTTTCACTGCGCCGCATGTCAACTCCTCGGCGTGGTGGCGCCGTTGGCCGTTATAGGCCGGTTTTCTCAGACATTGGAAACCTGTACAAGCTCCCACGTAATTTCGTATTCCTGCGCCTCGAACAGTTTCTTGGCGTTCGGCATGGGAGAATACTCGGTCAGCGATCCATTCGACATGGCCCACGCTTTGCCAAGGGAGGGCGCCCAAATGGAACCCTCGGACGCCGGCAAGTCGTCGTTGACGGCCGCGATGGCGCCGTTCCACTGGTCGAAAATATCAATCGCAGGGCTGTCGGGCATCAAATGAACTTTCATGACCACAAGGTACGGTGTGCGGCCGGATGACTTGCGGCCGTCGACACCCTGCTTAGCCTCGGCCGGCTTGACGTTGCCCGTACCGAATGCGTCGTCGACAGCGTACCCCTGCATGATGACCGGCGCGTCAAATACGCCCGGGATGGTAAGGGTAAATTCGCTATTCGCCGACGTGATGAAACGCTGTGCCATGTGTCAATGCTCCGCTTATAGAACGTCGACCGAGGACATCGATATCTGCTGAACGCTGCCCCCGTCGGTGTAATAGAAATTGATCGTCGGCGAACCGCGCCCGCCGCGCACGATCGCGCCCGGATCGAGGATTTGCAGATACCACCCCGTGTTCTGAATCGTGGCCGTTGCGCTCGGGTCGCCGGTCGCGTTGTTCAATATCGCCGACTGCGCCGCAGACAGCGACACGCCCGCGACGATGCTGCCGAAATTCAACCCCTGCTTGATCGGCCCGAGGAGTGCCGAGCGAATCAGGTTGTACCCGCGGGTCACGTACGGCACGGCCGGCACGGATGCAAGCAATGTCATGATCGCAAGCTGAAACTGCGAGTTCAAGAAAATCTGATTGATGTACGTGTCGAACCAGCGGAACGCGCCCGAAATCTGCCCGGGCTGATTCTGCGTGAATTGTTGATCTGCGGTCGCGAACGACGCATAACAGTTGTATCCGTTGGCAAGCAGGTTGTTGAAAACCGTTTCGTTCGTGACTTGAGCCACAAGCCCGGCCTGTCCGCGGAACGCCGCCGTAGTGCGGCCATTCTGTTGATTGAAATTAATCGATGCCGCGATCGCCGTCTGGAATGCCGCGATCACGCCGGACCCGCTGATATCGTACACAGGCATAACGCCCGTATCGTTCGCGGCGTTGACGATGTTGCCGAACGACCCCGTGGCGTTCGGGCTCGTGGTCGGCGTCGCGTCCGAATCCTGACACACGTACAGATACCGCTGATTGGTCGTCTGGACCCACGCGGCAAATGCTTCCTTAACCGACAACGTTTGCTCGGTCACGGTCATAAACGTTGCCCAATTCTGCGTCGCCGCAACAACCTGATTCATGACGCCGGCCGGCGTATTCGCTGCCGCGCCCTGCGACAGTACGGCCCCCTCGGCGGCCGTCAAATCCAGCCCCGTAGACAACGCGCCAGTGGCCGGGAAACCAATCGAGGAGCCGACGCCGGTCGTTGCTGAGGAAATCACAAATGCCTCGCGTAGCGCGTCGTACGCAACAGTCGGGAGTACCGTGACAGTTGCCGTGCCTGAACTTACCGTGCCTGACGTGCCGACGTTGACGGTGCCCGTACCAGCGACCACGGTATACGTCCCGAACGACAGAATATTGCTGTTCGGTTCGACGCCCGTTCCGTTCAAGACGTCGCCGACGGCAAGCGATCCCGAAACAGTTGACGCGATCGTGACCACGCCCGCGGCCTGCGATGCCGTGCCGGAAAATACATTGCCGGTCGTCTGTAGGCCGGCCTGTAGCAACGTAGCGGCGTTCGTGAAACTGGTAGCGCCCGACAGATTGATTGCTGCCGACGTGGCAAGCACGCCGTCGACCGTCAACGCGAGAGTTCCGGAGAGTGCTTGCAACTGCGTGAGTGTCAGGGCGGCGAGACTGCCGCCGCGCAGATACGCGCCGATCGGGGCCGTATTGAACTGTGCAAAATACAGCGTGCTCGGAAGCGCCGTGCAATTGATGTACCCGGCAAAATAGACGTTGGCAAGAACGGTTTCCGGCGCGTTCGGCCCGAACCAATCCGACACGTCGACATCCGACGCGAACGCTTGCGCGGTGCCGTACGGTATCGAGGGGTCGGAAGTAACATAGACAGAGTTCAAGCTCAGCGGGTTGCCGCCGGCACCTAATACGCCAGGGATAACGTCGGCAAGTCGGGCGGCCGGAATTGATGCTGTCATGTCGTTTATGTCCTACCTATGGGGCCGCGGGAGCGAATCCCGCCGGCGTAACGTCAGTAATGCCCACGGGGCCAAGCACAGTCGCGTACTCTTGGGCCGTAGTCGTAATCGGATTGTACTGGATTTGGCATTGAATTATCCAGCGATCCTCATATTGGAGTTCGGCATTCGTCAGCGGCCCGCGCACCGGATCGTCAGCGTATAGCGGCTGGCACTTGGGCGCGAGGGCCAAACAGCCCACGTTGTCGCGTAGCAACGTCGACAGGATGTCCGACCAATCCGAGGATGCTGGCCCGTAGCAGTCAAGCTGTATCGTGACTTGCTGCCCTTGCTCGGATGTCACGGGGCCGGGCGCGGGGGCCGGGTCGGTCGTGGACTGGTAATTGTCGACGTTGGTCCGTAGCCGTTTCTTGAGCATGCCGGACATAGCCACGAACGGACCCAAGGGCATGGCCGTACGATTCGGGTAGCCCTGGATGACTTGCCCGGGGTTCAGCCCGAGCATGGATACTATGAACGCACCGAGCACCGTATAAACATCGGTCAGCGTATTTTCAACGGTTGCGACGGGGGCTGTCATGGCGTGTCCGTTTGGAGGCAGACGACAAGTTTCGTCCAGCCGCCATTCTCGACGTTCCACGCGCCCGAGACAGGGCCGACAACTTTCCAGTTTTGTACGGCCTGCCCTTGGAACGGGGCAAACTGCAATAGGTCGCCGCCTTGCTGCGTGACTCGCACAATTTGCTGAGTGTCGCCGTACATGAAAATCGTACGGAACGTGCCTTGCAAATTCAATTTCTCGACGTGCCGTAACTCCTCTCTTCCGAGGGGCTGTATCTGGATGCGCACGGCCACGCCCGCGGCATAGCTCGGCGTCTGCGAGAAATCGGCGTTGACGGTGTTGCCCGTACTCCGCAGGAACAACGCGGGCCGGTCGGCATTTACCGAATTGATCGCGCCGCGGACGATACTGTGCAGGTTCATTTCGCCTTAACCTCGTAGTCAGGGGCCCGCTGCATGTCGCCCGAGTCGACGAGGGGCTTATCGAAACCCTTGATTTTGATAGTGAGGGCCGCATTACCCGGGCTCGTCCATTGCGCAATTTCACTCTCAAGATCGTCCCGCATGGATTGCCCGAGGAGGCCGAGCGCTTTTTGCCCGTCATAATTCATGGCGACTACGGCCTTGCCGAGACGGTCGCCCCACGTTTTCGAATTCTTCTGAATCGTCGTCCGGAACGCCGGGCGCGCGGGCGCGCGGGTCGTGCCGTACTCATTCCAAAACGCGACTTGCGCAATCGACAGCGCGGGCTGAACCGTAGGCGTCGCGTTGCTGCCGACGGCCTTTAGGAATCGGGCGTTCGTACGCTCGGGGTACTTCGCGCCCTCTAAAAACCCCATGCGCAATACGCCCGCGTTCGTGATTTTGTGCTCGATAGATTTCAGCGCGAGGGCAAGTTTCTTGCCGCCCACGACGTGATTGCGGCTAGCCACGGAGAACCCACCGCGCGAATCGTTCTAACTCATCTTGTGTCGCGTCGTTTTTCATGGCGTTGGCCCGAAAGCTAATTACCTGCATGTTCCCGGAAACATACCCATTTTTAGAGTCTACCCTATCTACACTGGGGGCGTTATTGCGAAATCCATGCCGCGCGCCAATTCCCCTGATTAACGGGATTCCTAGTACGGGACAGACTGTCGGAGTATTCGCCCGAATCCATTGCGCGCATTCAGACACTGACGCAAAACCAAACGCTAGACCGGCTATTTTTGCGCGACTCTTGCACGCTGCCGCCTGTAAATATTCGTTCGTGCGGCTACGTTCGGCGTGCTCGCCATTACGACGTAACGCCGCATGTCGCGCTCCGTTCCCGTCGCCTTTATGGCCGCACTTTACGCATGCCGTGCTTTTGCCCGTCGTCAAATTGGACACCGGAATAAAATTTTCTATGCCGCAAGTGCATCGGCATTTCCAATACCCTGAGTCGGGGCTGCGTTCTATCGCCGTCCATTTACCGAAAACCCGGCCCGAAAGGTCCAAACGGCGCGCCATATCCAACCCCGTACGCATCCGGCGGTGCCGGTATCGCGATCATAGTACGGTACTTCGCTGTTAAAGTATAGTATTGTGCGCCGTATTTCGTCTGGATGAAATACGCCTGATTCGCGTTTGGCGGGGCTTGCCATTCGCTGGATACCGATACATCGCCCTCGGCCGCCTGATTGATCCGGCCCACGATGCCGAGGGGCGGCGACACATTCGGCACGCCAGGCACTATGAACGGCTCAGACGCGACCGTTTGCGATACGTTGAGGTTGTACGTCCCGATGCCGCCCGTGCCTGTACCGAGGCTGGCAATGGTCGTGCCAGGCACGATTGTACCCGCCGGACCGTCGTACAGCGCCGAGCCGACGACAAGCGTACCCTGCGTCGCCTGCGTGACGGTCAGTACCGTCCCGGCAATCGACCCCGCGCCTGTGAATGCCGGCGATCCCACGCCACCGTCATTGACGCCCTGGAAAATCGTCGCTATATGGGCCGTCAGTAGGTACAGCAAAAACATGCGTTGATTCGCGTCGCGCACGCGCGAACAGCACGTATTGTTTAATAGGAACGTCGCGCCCACGAAATCATTTGCGATGGACTGCGGCGTCGCGAAATTGATGCCCGTGAATTCCGGATACGACGCCAAGAATTCGGCCGCCGAATAGCTGACGACGCCGAACACGGGTTGGACAGTCGTACACGGATTCACGGGCATGGCTTAGCCTCGTTCCTTTTTGAAATCGGCCGTTTCGACGTCCTTGATCGGCTTGCCGTCAATCGCGGGCCGCTCTTCGCCGTCCTTGTTTTTGACGAGCTTGATCGGCGCGAGAATGGCCGGCGCCTGCGCGGCATCCATGGCTTTAACTTGCGCGTCGGCCGCATTGGCCGCTTCGAACAGAATTTCATTCTTGAGTAGCCATGACTTGGCGTGCTCAGACTTCCATTGATCCCATGCGGCTTTGCTCACGCCGTAGTTGAGAAACGGCCGATCGGAATTCACGCCGGCGGGCATTTGCAATCCGGTCGTATTGTGGTGGTGCCAGCCTTTAAGCACGATCCGCTCGTAATTGTCGAGACGCTTCACCATGGTGAAGTACTTCCCGTCCGGGGTTTTTTCGAGCGTCTGTAAGCCAACCTCAAGCGTAATGCCTGACGGTAGCTTGCAGCCAATAATCACGGTTTCGCCCGTGACGCGTTTCGGCGTCTCGATTTGTGTCGGCGTTATCGCCGGTTCTCGTTTCGCTTCTGCCATGGTCCAAACTCCTATCTAGGGTGTAAAAATCGCACTACTCGAAACAATCGCCAGGTTGCCCGGCGCAGCAATTGAGCATACCCGAAACGGCGTCAATTCGGTATTCGCGGCCGGCCCCGATATGGCTTGCCCGTCCACGAGTGACGCGTACACGTGGTCGCCGTACAACGCGCCGGCCGCGAATCTCATCCAAAAATTACCGCGGGCATGCAGCGTGACCACGAGGCCCGGGCGCACACGGAGGCCGCCACACGGCGCGACGGTCGGGTCAAGAAACTGCCACGACCACGAGGCGCGCGGCCCGGCGAGGCCCCGAGGGCCGCCCACAACGCCGCCATTGGCCGCATTCATGTTGCGGAACGGGACGACCACGCCGGCCACGTCATCGGACGCGACGCGAGTATTGTTCACGAGACCCGTGGCCGAGTTCAGCCAACCGAAACGGCCTTGGATCGTCCCGGGGGTATTTGACCGCGGGGCGCCCGGGCCGCCCGTGACCGACGCGAACGGCGCCCGCAGTTCGAGATTCTGTAGGAGGGGGGCGGATGCGAACGCCCCTTCATACGCGCCAAATAGTTGCGGCAATGGTCGGCTTATGCCACAATTAGACATGGCACTCACCAAACGTCAGCAACACGCGGGGCCGTTGCGCGAGGCGGCGCGCGCCGCCGGTCGCCGGCACTATGAAACCGGTTGGCCTTGCAAAAACGGACATATAGCGCCGCGATTGGTAAGTACTACGAACTGTACGGTATGCCTCGCGGTAGACGGCAAGACACGCAAGAGCCGACCGGGCTATCACTCGGAACGGTACGCCGCGGCGCGCGAACGTATCTGTGAAAATAAACGAAAACGATATGCCGCCGACCCGACCCGAGAAATTCAAACCGTACGAGATTGGCAGCGGCGCAACCCGGCGGCCGTCAGAGAGTGCAATGCCCGCCGCCGCGCAATTGAGCGAAAAGCTACGCCGAAATGGTACGTTTACGCAGACTGCCTGAAGATACACGAGGAGGCGTTGCAATTGCGCCGTGAGGGCCTTGACGTTCACGTAGATCACATTGTGCCCCTTAAGAATCCGCTCGTGTGCGGACTTCACTGGGCGGGAAATCTTCAAATCGAAACGGCCACCGACAATTTACGCAAAGGTAATCGTCGGTGGCCGGATATGCCGTAGGCTTACGCCCCCACCATTGCACTCACAAAAACGGGCCGATAGACGATAGTTCCCCATGAGCCTTGGCTCTTTTTCTGCTCCCACGAGCTCGTCTTGGTCACGATCGCGTGGGCGCGCATCTTTTCAGTAAACCCGGCCTCGACGGTCCGCTGACCCTCGACGTTGTCCGCGATCAACTGTACGAACTCCGTTCCGCCCGCGCCGCCGCCGCCGTTGATGGCGAATTCAGGCACAGTCACAATCTTGATGTTGGGGAAATTCGTCTTGATGAGCGTGTACACGTTCACGTTGTACAGGTTCGTGTTGTTGAAATTCATCACGTTGCCGGGCGATATGCCGAGCGTGTACGGGGTTTCGGCATCAATCAAGCCGTTGCCCTGCGCGACGATTTGCTGGACTAGGCGCAGCACGTCGGCGTAGATGAAATCGCCGGCCGCGCCAAACCATGTCCCGGTCACGGCGATCGGGTTCGGAAGCGACGGGTCGTTCGTTCCGCCGTAGTTCTGCAATCCGGCCACACCGTACAGGTACGTCAAATTCTGGAATTTTTTCAGTGCCAGGGCCGACGCCATGTTGACTTGGTTGGCCTTGTCAATCTTGGCCGCTGCCGCCCGCGCGAGTTCGCGCTCACCCCAACGAGTGTTCGTTTGGTAGTGGTACGACTGCCGCTGAGGGAAATTCTCATTGCTGTTCGACATTCCGTCCTGCGAAAAATCGCCGTAGCTGGCGACTTCGCCGGTACGCTCGGCCATCAAGAACATGGCGGTATCGTCGACCCAAGTACCCTTTTTGGTTTCGCCGTACAGTTCGGCGGCCTTGGTCGGGCTCACGAGCACTTCGATAATCGCCGGGTCCACGTAGGTCGTGAACAGCGACGGGATGCCCGCATTCGCCGCAGTGATAAGCGTCGGCTGTGCGTCGAACCCGATTGAGCGGTTCATGAGTTCCATGCCGCGCGCTTCCTGCATAAGCCCCGACATGAAATGAATTCCATAACGGCGGCCAAGGTCGGCGTGGTCGATTGCAATGCGGGTCATGTTTGCTGTTTCCTGTACTTCAGTTCAAATCAAAAATTAGGTTACGTTCGCGCTGATCTTGGCAACGCCCGCGCCCGCCAGGGTGATCGGTCCGACCGTGAAACCGCTCGAAATGTTCGACGGCCCCGTGATCGTTTCAGACGCAGTGTGGAACGGAACGCCGCC